AAAGAATAAGATAGCGGGTTATATATCTACCCGCTTTCTCCCTAAGTTAAGGCAGGGGATTAAGCCGTATGTAATAGAAAATCAATCGTTTTACTTATTTTTTACAGGCGAAATTAATGAAAAGCTGGTGTTTTCAGTATTGACACCTGATAGCAGCGGACTTTGGAGCGGGTGGTCGGTGGTTACGGTTATTACTGACGAGCAGATAGACAGCATAACAACTTATTATGATGTATTATATCAGGAGGTTACGGGTAATGAGCAAAAAAGTAGTGGACCTGGCAAAGTACAGAAAACTGGCAGAGAGAAGGAAGGAACTCAAGAAAAGAGAGCGGGCGTTGATCCGATACCTGATGAAGTTAGCAAAGGAGGACTAATGGACCTTACAAAAATTAAGGAAGATTTGAGAGAAGATTATCCAGGACTGCCTAATTATATGATTGACAGGATAGCAGAGGAAGCTGCGGAGAAGGTAGCAGCAGAAGATGATTAATGAAATAGCCCGCTGGTTAGTAATGATATGTTTTATAGTAATGTTTATTGCTGCAGGTGGTAGCAAAGGAGGTAGTTAATATTACACGCTGGAATAACCTGACTAGAGAAAAAGCCCGCAAGTTAGGGATAGAAGGCTTTTATGAGTTGCACCAAATGGAAATGAAGGAAGCCGACAGTATTAATGATCTATTAGAAAAACAGGAGAACAAAGAAAAAGACCAGGATTAAGCCCCTGGTCCTTTCTTTTTGAGTATAGCAGCCACCACCAATAGCCCGCCAGTTATCAATATATAATTAGTTATCGCTATCATATTGTAAAGCCCTGACTAATTCTTTTGCTGCAGGCTCATTAATCTGGCCTGATAACCATAGATCATCTATTACCTGTCTAGCTTCTTCTATCGCTTCTCTTTCCTTAATACCTGGTAGCTTATAATATTTATCTACCATTCTGCTGCCTGGATCCTGGTGGCCGTTCATTATCTTAGACATATGAGATTTACTGACTCCGATTAGCTTTCCCATTTCCTGCTGGTTGAGATTTCTTTCCTCCATATATTCTTTGATTTTTTTTGTGATTTCGTGCATTTTTGCCCTCCTTAATTGCTGTTCTGATTTCATCTGCTAATTCGCTGTCTACCTGATCTAGTGCTGTTAATATTCTGGCCGCTTGGTCTGTTGTTAATTCTGATATAGCGATTTTATATTCGCCGTCAAAATATCTTAATACCTTCATTTTTCCACCTCCTATAATTAAAAAGTAGGTATAATTACCCACTAAAGAAAAACTTTTACCTTGTAGAGCGGGTAGTTTTGCAGCTTACCCAGGCTGATAGAGTTATTATCTTATTAATTCATAATATTTTTTTAGCTGTTCAATGGTCCAATCTTCCCAACTATCTCCCCCCCAAGGACCTTGATTTTGAGAAGGATCTTCTCCTGGTTGTGTGCTACTGCCTTCAAAATCTCCGTAATATCTGACGCCTTCTTCATCAAATCTTAACTCAACAATAGCTTCTGAGCGGTCGGGTGTATAGTCATAACCTCTGCCCCAGTATTTGCTTGATGTAATCCAATCTAATAACTCAGGGTCTATTTCTTCTAATTCATCAGCAGTCAAAATAATTCTGCGACCTTCCAATTCATTGATAATTATATCTTTTTTTGGCTTCCATATTGCTGCAACTCTGTCCCTTAGATAACCTCTGTCGTCAACCTTGTAGATATATGCTTTTCCTATTTCCTTATCAAAATCAGCTATAGTCATTTCTGCTGTTGCTGGGTCGTTGCTTTCTTGCCATTCTTCTTCCTCTGCCTGCATTAATAATTCGTCTATACTTAATAATGGACTTGCATTATCTTTATACCATTCAAACCCCTGCTCTTTTGCTTCCTCTAGGACCTTCTCCATCATAGTTTTTTCACGCTTAGTCATTATAATTTCCTCCTTTTGATTTTGTGCAGCCAGCGGTTAACTGGCCGCTTAATTATTAATTCTTGATTATCTGCTCAACTCCTGCTTAATAATTTGGATAAGTCGCCACATAATCAGCCCAAACTACTATAAGATAGTACCAAAACCCGCCACCGACAACTGCAGCCAACAAGTATATAATCAGATCTTTGAGTTTTCTCATATTCTGCCCCCCTCCTGGAATAGATTATCCTGCCGCATAACCTGACCCTCTCCGCAGATCATTCGCTTTCTTTCCGCTTCTGCTTTCGTGGCTGCTTTTGCTAATATCAAACCCTTGTTGTCAACTACGAAATATCGTGGCCTGCAGCGACCTGTAAACTCGTCAAACAATGGATTCCGCTTCATATTCATAATTACGCCCCCTTATTAATGTAATATTCAGGCTGTATGCTTTCGGCCTGGACCTGTATTTCCTCCAGGACCTGCAGCACTTCTGTTAATTCTGCAGCTTGTCCCGTCCTACCTAAATCGTTAATATGTCGGACCAACTTTTCTAATAACATTTGGCTGTATTCTTGCATTTTTTCACCCCTTTACATTTGATTTGAGAAAAATTAAAACTTAATGCAGCCTGCCAGGTAGTGGGACCCTGACAAGCTGGATAAATTCTAATAACCTTTTGCGTAAAATTCGCCTGCTTCTTTTAAATCTTTTTCAAAGTCTTTTTTGTTATCAAATACTTTTAAAATTAAATCTCCTTCAATATAAGTGAACTTTGCTTTTAAATCTTTATTTATAAATACTTCCCTGTAGGCTGTGGTCCATTCCCAAACTCTTTCAAAATCAAAAAGCTGTAGCATAACTTTTGGCCAATTGCTTTCCTGAAATTCAGGCTTAAATCCTCTGTAAAGCCTATAACCTTCCTCAACTTCTACCTTATCCATTAAAGTGGTTAATACATCAATTTGGTGGTCCTCTGTTCTTGCTATACTCATAAAGTCCTTATATTCTTGAGTGATTTTGTGGCCGTCCAATTTCTTTTCATAAGTAGTCATTATTTAACACTCTCCTTTTAATTTTTTTCTAGCTTAAAAGCTAGCTCCTGCAGATCTTTCAGGACCTGCAAGAGTTAACCGTTAAGATTAGATTATACCTTTTTCCTTGAAACTGATATATTGACTATCAGCTATAATAATATGATCTACAACATTAATTCCTAATATATCGCCACCTTTGACTAATTTTTTTGTTATGCTGACATCATCGCCGCTCGGCATTGGGTCGCCACTTGGATGGTTATGGCACAAAACTATACCTGCAGCATTTTGCATTATTGCCCGCTGAAAAACTGTTCTAGGTTCTACAATTGAAGAAGAAAGGCCGCCTTTGTGGACCTCAAAAACTCCAGTTATATTATTTTTGACATCTAATGTCGCCATTGCTAACACTTCCTGACCTCTGATATCCATTTCTAGTACCTTGTTGAAGAATTCAGCTGCGACTATTGGGTTTGTGATTTTCTCGTTATCTATTGCCTGATAATCCACCTCGTTCTCCTTGATTAACCTGATATCAAACTTTGTAATTTTCATTATTTAACACTCTCCTTTTAGATTTTTTCTAGCTTAAAAGCTAGTACCTGCTGACCTGTGAAGATCAGCAAGAATTAACTTTCAGTCTAATATGTTTTATCAAAGTACCATTTAAAGATGTTTTTTGCGGTTTGTCTATCCTCAATCTTCATTAGTAGTCTGTCGAAAACTCTTTCCATAGTTCCCTCTGTCCTTATATGCTGATTATTAACAATTACATTCAATTCGTGATAAGAGTCAACCCAAACTTGATACCCGCCTATTACTTCTACTTTGTCAGCCATTTCTGCAAGTCTGCCGAATTGATATTCTAGTTCTTCCAAATCAGGTAAACCTATTTCATTAATAACATTTAATACTGTTTGTTCTTCGTGGCTGTCTAACTGCTGTATTTCATAGACTAATGAAGTTAATTCCTTGTCTATCCTGTCCGCCAATTCAATAATTTTCTGCTTGTTTTCAATCATTATTAATTCCTCCTTGAAATTTGTTTTTTCCTTCTTGCAACTTCATTATATAGATAGTAGAGCAGTTCTTCAACATCTATATTCTAGCTTATAGACTGATTAGATTAGATTATAGCCGTAAAACCTCCATAATACTCTATTATTCTTAGTTATTTGAATTACTCATAGTAAGCTATATTTTGCAATTAACAATATAAAAGCATATAATAATAGTAGAGATAGGACCTGCAGCAACAAGCAAAAAATTAACTCAGGTAAGCGATAACCTGAACAGGTTTTTCTCTGACTCTTGCAGCAGATCTTCAAAAAAGATTTGCGGAAAGAGGAAGAACTCTTTTTCTTTCTTATATAATTCTTTCTTTTTCTGAGATGGAGTTATAAATATTTAATTAGATAACTATTAATATAATTAGAAGGTGAAATTATTATGCCAGAAGTTAAATATAAACCTGATGAACTAGCTGCAGCTATAAATGATTATTTTCAAGCTAAACTTGATAAGGAGAAAAAAATTAACTTTGTCAGCATTGTTGACCTCTGCAGATTTTTAGATATAGACCGCTCAACCTTTTATAGATATAAAAATAAGCCAGAGTATGCAACAGCAGTAAAAAAGGCTGAAAATACTATTATAAGTTTGTGGGAACAACAATTAATGCTACCTGGCCGAAATACCACGGGAGCCATCTTCTGGCTTAAGAATTTTGGAGGAATGGCGGACCGAGTAGAACATCAGCACCAGGTATCAGGCCAAATTGACCATAATAAGGTGGATAAGCTGGAAGAATTGGACGAAAAGACGCTGCAGCAGCTAAGTAAGGCGGTAGATATGATTGAGCAACGGCAAAATGCAGTAGATGTTGAGCCTGAAGAAGAAGAATAAGCTATAATGAAGGTAAAAGTTTCGTAAAATCTATGTTTTGCGAAGTTTTTCAGTTCAGCAATATAAATGAAGGTAGGGGGAGGGGTGAGCCGGTATCGGTATCCTATAATATATATACCTCTATCAAACCAATATAAAATTTTAAAAAGGGTGGTTAATTTTGGAAATGGGAATGAGTAGCCAAAAACAAGGGACTTTAGGGGAAATAATTTTTTTGAAAGAGGCTGTTAAAAGGGACTTGAAAGTATCAAAGCCATTTAGCCATCATAATAAATATGATTTTATAATAGATGATGACGAAAATCTTTATAGAGTACAAATAAAATCTTGTAGAATGGAAGGGAAAGGTAATGGATATAGGGTTAGAATATGCAACGGGAATGGTAGTTATGGAAAGAAAAGTGCTTATGGCAAAAATGAAATTGATTTTTTTGGCATTTATCTAGTCCCTGTAGAAACCTGGTTTATAATACCTAGAAAAGCAACTGCAAATAATAAATCAGTATATTTGTTACCTAATGATAAAAGTTCTAAATATGGTAAATATCAAGAAAATTGGGGTTTTGAATATTTTTAGTACAAAGTGGAGGTTTGAAATCACTCAAATATATATTTTTTAGCTTTTAAAAGGGGTATATTTATATAGAATAGTCTTATAAAAGGGTTAACATAAGGAAATATACCTTTAAGCAGTAAAAAAATAAGGATAATAGTATATAGGAGGTTTGAGCAAGTGAAAGAAGTTGAACAAGTGCAGCCTATTATGGTAGCCAGGTGTCCTAATTGTCATTACACAGATAAAATAGATAAATACGAGCAATTTTGGCAGGAGTTTGAAGATGGGAAAACAAAACGAATGAAGATTTGCCCTAAATGTGGGATTGTATTTGCTCATAACATAAGATATATAGGCGACGAATTATATAGAGTCGCAGAAGGATTTGGGCTTATAGGAGGAAAGGACGGTTTTCACAGATGAAATACAATGGTATGGAAATAGTGTCAGATGGTAGTTTAGACAGTTCAGAGAAGGAAACGATAATAGTATTTGATAGGAGAACAGTATCAGAGGACGGCACTATGGATATTTCTAGCTTTGACAGGATAGTGGTCGAGCATTTACTCCAATCTCCTAATTTTGTAGTAAAAAAGCTGCACTATTCCTATGTAGAGGACGATATATGTATAGTTGGTGTTGATGGCAAACTTCCTTTAGGTCATTTAAG